CAGTAGGTAGAGCGCAGCCTTGGTAAGGCTGAGGTCACGGGTTCGATTCCCGTTGGTAGCTCCAATAGAAAAGTCCGGTATATCAGCGATTACAAGCAATATACCGGATTTTAATTTATTAGAATTTGTATTCCATTTGGTCTATTTTATACAATATTTCCAAAAAAAAGTGGTCAAAAAGTGGTCAAGAAGTGGTCAGATATTTTGAAGAAATATAGTCGTTTATTTGTTCATTTGCATTCTCACGTTCCTCGTCCAAATGAGTATAAATATCATATACCATATCAGCAGAAGAATGTCCCATTAGTTCTTGTGCTTTTTTTATTTTTATATTGGCATAATATAACATAGTGCAATAAGAATGCCTTAATTGATAGTATGTAAATTTAATTTTTTTATTATCATCTGTAATATTTTGATTAACAACATTCAAAAAAGTATTTAAATGAGTTTTTAGAGCTTGTTTTGTTAACATAGAGTATTTATCTGTTTCTTTAGTAAATAGGTATTTAATTCCAACCTCATTACGATAATCTATTTCTTTTTGTAAAGGTTTTACTAAAAAATTAGGAATAGGGATTTTTCTATTTTTCAGATTTTTTGTTGCTTTTACTTTTGGTTGGTTCTTAGCAAGGGAAACTGCTTTATTAATATTCAAGAGTTTATTTTTTAAGTCAACATCTTTTAACGTTAATGCAACAGCTTCTTCAGGACGAATGCCACAATATCTCAAAATTAGAATAAATAATCCGTATTTATGATTTAGTGCGACTTCTAATACCGTAGAATCTTCATATTGTGTTAAAGGTTTTCTTTCTGTTTTGGCAAATTTTTTTGCTTTGATTCCGTTAGCAACATTTTTTTCTATGATGTCGTTATTAACCGCATCTTCTAAAATTCGTTTACAATCTGCAATAGATCTATTAGTAATATCGGTATAGCCTTTTTTCAACATTTCAGTTTGAATTTCTTTAACTTGAAATTTCTTTAAGTTTCTTAATTTTACATTTCCTATATATTTATATAAATGTTTCAATCTGTTTTTGATAGTCTCCTGAGTTGATTCTTCTAATGTCGAAGCATTTATTTCAAACCATTTTTCAGCATATTGTTTGAATGTTATATCAGATAAGGATGGGGATAATCCTTTTAATTTTTTATAGTTTATTTCTGTAACTTTATTGTCTAATTCTTCAGCAGTTTTCGCAATTAAGTATTGTTTAACACCATCTATAGTTATAGACGTTTGAAACCTTCCATCTTTTCTTTTCTTGTATTTTGTCCTTGACATAATAAAAACCTCTCTTTCAAATATTTTCTAAATAAACACTTGAAAGAGAGTTACATTTATATTATAATACAGATGTAGTCACTTTCAGTGCCTATGTGTGAGAAATATGTACCTTGTCGCAAACTTGTAACATATTTCTCTTCTTTTTTTATTAATGGCATACCTTACAAGGTTGTCTACCTTCAGACAATGCTTTTTCTAAGGTTATTTGATGACCATTGCCTTTTAGAGTTCTACACCCCTGATTATGATATTTTGTTCCAGAATTTCCAACCCATACAAGTTGCTCGTTCTTATCATTGCTATTATTTGAAGTTGATTGAGAAGCGGAGTTATCTGTTACTAAAGTATTTGATGAAGAAGTATCTTGTGAAATTTGATTATTAGCTACAATTTCATTTTGTGCATTTTCTAAATTCTGAATTTCTTTGTTCTTTTGATCTAATACTTCGTTTAATTCAACTATCTTAGCGGATAAATTATTGTTTGAATCTGTTAAATTTTCTATTTTATTTGATAGTTCTTGTGTATTATCAGAGGAAACAAAGCCTAACAATGTAACTGCTAAAACTGCAATTACTATAGTTTTAATTTGTTCTTTACTAATTTTTTTCTTAGAACCATTATTTTGTTCTTTTTCTTCGTTCATATTTTACCTCCAATACTATTTCTTTCTTCTTAATTCTACCACTTTACCGATAACTCTAACAGGTAGTGATTTAATCTGCTCATTAGTGTAAATTAAAGGCTGAAATTCTGGGTTTAATGGTTGCAAGATAATGCCAGTTTCATTTTTGAAAACACGTTTAAAAGTACCATCATTACCATTGACCATTACAACACAATCTTGACCACTTTCGCAATTATCTACTTTTTCTAGTATTATTGTATCACCATCTAAATATTCTGGGGACATACTATTACCTTTTATTTTAAGACCAAAGTATTGCTTGCCACCTTTCAACATATCTGTTGATATTTCTTCTGTATCGATAACATCTTCAATACATTCCATTGGTATTCCAGCAGGAATTATACCATAAACAAAGACTACGGCTGATCGAGTTGAAAGAGTAGTACCAACAGTCAAATCTCGTTGAATAGGGACATCATATCCCATTAGCCAAACCTCATTAACATTTAATGCATCTGCAAGTAATGTTAGTTTCTGTTGGCGGGCATTTGATATACCAGATAGATATTTATTAATTAAAGTTTTATCTAAACCAGTTTTTTCAACCAAGTCTACTTGCTTTATGTCTCTAAGTCTCATTGCTTCTTTTAACCTATTTTGAAAAGTTTCTACAATTTGCATATTATACCTCCATTACATAGATTATAAAGAAAAATTGAAAAAAAATCAATATATATTTATAAAAAATATAAAAAAGTTGAAAAAAAATCAAAAAAAGTATTGACATATTTTTTTGTTTTTGATAATATAATCACAGAAGTTGAAAAAACTTCAACAAGAAAGGAGGAAAAAATGGTTAAGTATAATTTTGACAAACTAAAAGGAAAGATAAAAGAAGTCTTTAATACTCAGAATGAATTTGCAGACGCACTAGGGATAGCTCCAAATACGTTGAGTAGTAAATTAAATAATCAATCGGACTTTTCAAGTAATGAAATAAGTAAGGCAACAAAATTGCTAAATATAAGTTCTCCGGTAGAAGCATGGAATATTTTTTTTACACAAGAGGTTGAAAAAACTTCAACAAAATAATTGCGACAAGGTACAAGAAGGAAGGAGATGAAAAGAATGCCAGCAACAAAATTACAAGAAAAAGCAAGAACAAAATATGTGACACCGAAAGAATTTATGGAGCAATATAGTTTAAGCAAATCTCAAGCATATAAAATTCTTGCTAGACCAGAAATGGTTGAAGCCAAAATCAAAGTGGGAGAAAAGCTTATAAGAATTGATTTAGATAAGGCATTTAGCATAATGCAGCAAATATATAGTTAAAGGGGGAGTTTAATATGTATAGTTTATTTGAGGTAGCATTTTTCATTTTATACTTTGTAGTAAAAGCAATAAGATTTATATTGTTTTTACTAACATTACAAATAGTAATTTATAGATTAAGTGGATTCAGTATTTACAAGTTTGTAATGAGAAAGGCAAATAAATTAGTAAGGGGGATTTTATAATGAGAAGAAATGAGAAAGACCAATACGAAAAAAGAAGCGTTGATTTGGCAAGACAATGTAAAAATTTTCAATTGGATATTGAAAACAGAGAATATTTAATAAAAGAGCAATATCAAAGAATAGATAGAAAACAAGCTTCTTTCCTAAAAATATTAGATGGGTGTAAGAATAATAGTTATAAATCGCTACATGAATTTAGAGAAAAAATAAAAGAGTTAGCAGAGACTGGAATCAAATACTAACTCATAACAATTGAATTTGTAAGCAAATTCTCATTTATTATACAAATTTTTAGTGAAGAAGTCAAGAGAGGAGAAAAAATGTTTGAGGAACAACAGAAAATAACAATAGAATATACAAAACAGCTCGATGCGTTCTATTCTTTAGTAGATTTCAAACCGTTATCATCGAATGCTATATCAATGTATAACTTTTTATTGCATATAGCATATAAGACTGAATGGGTTAATGATTTTACTGTTGCTAATACTACAATTATGAGTAAGCTTCACTTGACTCAAAAGGAATTACAAACAGCTCGAAACGAGTTAATTACTAAAAAATACATAATTTATAAAAAGGGCAGTAATCAAAATAAAGCCCCAAAGTATTCAATTATAAGGCTTTATGAAGAAAAAAACAGTATTTTGGGACAAGCAGAAGTAAATGCAAAAGTATATGCAGAGGGCAATGCAGAAGTACAAGCAACAGTAAAGACTGAGGGCAATATTATTACTAAACTAAACTTATATTTTATATATATTATATATAATAAAGGCTCGCAATTTAAAAAAATCGGAGAAGCGGACAAGAAGGCTATTATTACAATATTGAAAAAGTTAGAACTCTTTATAGACGATCCAGTTATTTTAGAATACATGTCGGAGGAACAGTTGCTAGAACTAAAAATCCAATATTGGGTGATTAAAGAGTTGTATTATAGTCCGTACAAGATTTGTCTGAATAATTTGAACAGACAAAGGTTTATGTTTAGATTTTTAAAAGCAAGAAAATACGTAAAATTACAAGACACCTATAAATTCTTAAACTACTGTATTAAAAGCTTTCAGGAAGATTTATATGCGAATAAAAAAGAGGTAGAAACTGATGAAAATAATAAGCAGAATTAACGAGTTGATTTTGAGAGAAAAACCAGAAAAACAAATAAAATATTCGGAAGGTTCAGGAATAGCAAAACATTTAACGAGTACGCCTAGAACAAAGTTATATGAATACTATGTATGTGACAACTGTGGCTGTGAAATAAAAGTGGAAAAGAAGTGGGAAAACAATAAAGGTGGATTGTGGATGATTCCTAAAACTCTTTCGAAGAGAAACAAGGTATTTTACATTGCAGTATGCTCAAAATGTTTAAATAAGGTTTTAAAAGAATTGGAAGATGAAAAATAGGAGAAACGTATGAAAACTAAAAATGAAATAGAAAAATATTTATCAACAGAGAAATACATAACAAGACAAGAATTAAGTGAACTAACAGGACTAAGTGATAGAAAAGTTAGAAGTAAAATAAGTGAATTAAAGAAACACAGGGTTGTTTTATATAGCAGTCAGAGAAGCGGTTATAGGCTGGCAAAAGAATATAGAAGCATGACTAAACAGCAAAGAGAAGAGGAGATAGAACAAGTCAAACATAGTTTAAATGACTGCAAATCGAGAACTACACAATTAAATAAACAAAAGAGAAAATATATTGCATATTTGAAAAAAGCAGAACAAATTGAGCTTGAAGAAGCTAATTAGGAGGATAAAATTTATGGCATTTGATTTAGATGATGATGAATTAAGAGAAACAAGAAAAATGAAAAATTTGGATAGAGAATTAACTGTTGGGGAGTATGTTAGGACAAAGGACGGAAAAATTGGAGTATTTAAAGGTTATAACAATAATAGAAAAAGTCAATGGGCATGCAAAGTAGAACTCCCAGAGATGAAATTATGGAAATATTATGAGGAAGAAAATATAGTTAAGCATAGCAAACAATTGATTGAATTAATAGAGAATAAAGACATATTAAAGCTTAAAGCTAGTGATAGTAAAGAAGTATTTTTTATAGGAGTAGATGAGGACACATCAGATGTAAAATATGAAGAAATAATAACAGATATAAGAAACGGTGAAAATGAATTGCTGGGAATATTAACAAGTCAACAGTTCGAGGCTGATTACTATAAAGCAGGAGGAAAAAATAAATGATTATATTAACAATTGTATTAGAAATTATATTAATAGTATTAGGAATAGTATTTGCTGTGTTGTCAGCAGACAGTTATGAACACGAAGGATTGATGTTTGTGTTATCGTTAGTATGTTGGATTACAGTACTTATAATGCCAATTGGGATTGGAGAATTACATGGATATATAAATTATGCTGAAAGCAATGATAAAGATAAAGCAAGAATTACGGCTGTAACACAGGAACAAGATTGGTTGAAGACATATTACAAAGTTGAGGTTGAGTACTTAACAAATACACCAACACAAAATGGAATAGTAACAAATTACAACATAGAAAAAGACACATATTACTGTTACATAACAGACAAAGAGCTCGTAAATAAATTAAAAGAAAATATGTATAAAGAATTATGGATAATATCAGGACACAAAGGTGGATATGAGAATTATAAAGATTTTGGAACAAAGTTAATTAAGGATATAGAACTAATCGAGGAGGAAAAATGAAATGAAATTTAAGGTTGGGGATAAAGTGAAAGTAATTAAATGTGATACTTTGGGAGTAAATTGTAAAAATCTTAACAAAGTTTCTACAATAACAGAAATTGATGAACGCAATGGGAAATATCCGTACGTATTAAGAGGAACAGCGGAATATTTTGGAGAGATGGAATTGGAATTGTTAGAAAGACAATTCACAAAATCAGACTTAAAAGATGGAGATATAGTTACATACAGAAATGGAGATAAAAGAACAGTAGTTGATGGAAATTTGATAAACAGCTGTGGATATATATTAAAAAAATTAAGTCAATATACAAATGAATTAAAAGATACAGTAATAGGAAAAAGTTTAGATATAGTCAAAGTAGAAAGACCTATCAAATATGAAACTGTTTTTGAAAGAAAAGAAGAAATACTAGATGGAGTAGAAAAGAAATACTTAGCAAATGTGATTAAACCGTTTAGACATAAAGTTAAGAGCATTATGAAAAGAATTGAATATTCTAGTCTATGTTATATAAAAATATGCCTAAAAAATGGTAATGCTGCATATCTTCCTTCTTTTGAAGAAAATTCTATGTATAAGGGAATGGAGCCAAACAGAGAATACACCTTAGAAGAATTAGGACTGGAGTGAACAATAGCAAAAAATAATTTTAAGGGAGAAAATTATGAGTGTTAAAGGAAAAGTAAAAAAGTTAAATAAGAAAATAGAAAATTTACAGGAAGAATTACAAACTTATCAATTATCTAATAGTAGATTAAGAAATAAGAATAACAGGTTAAAAACAGAATTAGAAGAACAAAAAGCAGATAAAAAATATATTGAGCAATTAGAAAACATACTTAAGTTTGCATTAACTAATCATATAGGAAATTTAAGAGGTGGAATGCAAATACAAAGATATGGAATAGATAAAATGCAAGATTTAAGATTAAGTATAGATTATATGCCAGAGAATAATAGTTACATAATTAGAGTCAATTATTAGAAGGAGAATAGATATGTTAAATTATAAAGAAGATGATAAAAGGTTAATTGAAAGTGGAAAATACAGATATTATGATTTTACAGAAGAGATAGTAAGAAAAATAGTAAGTAAAAATATAAATGATGTGATAAATGAAGAATGGAGAATATTACTACAAATGTTATATCCAAGCAATATGATTGGAAGTGGGTTGTTTCAACCAATATTGATATTTAAAATAAGTAAAAATGGAAAGAGAGTAGATCCACCATTAGAGGCTTATAATTCTATAGATGATTTGAAAGAAAATACATGCTTACTATTCAAAATAATAGAACATATCGAAAAAAATAGTACATTTGAAATAAATGATAGCTGGTACAATGCGAAAGAAAGAATACTAAAAGAGAGGAAAAATTAGATATGCTTAAAATTCGTGATGATGTAGACCTGGAAGAACTTGAAAAGTTTGGGTTTAAATATGGAACAAGAGAAAAATTTGAATATAAAACAAAGCAACATGGAGTCGAATCAAAAATATACATAGATTTATTGCCATGTAATAATAATCATAATGAAATACATATAGAAAGTGATAGTCATTCTATTCCAGAAAAAATAGTAGATAAATTATACGATTTATTCCAAGCAAATTTAGTAGTAAAGGAGTAAATAAGATATGAGTAAAGAGGAAATATCTAAAGAAACAAAAAATACTTTACAAAATTGTTGGGTTATGACAACAAATCATGAACTAGATAATGAAAATAGAAAGTTAAAAGAAGCTATAACTGAAATATTAGATAAAACAATGACTTCAACAGAAAAAAGCGAATATTGGTACAAATATTATATAGAACATAAACAATATAATGATGATTTAGAATATAATAAAAATTTATTAAAAGATTGGTCAAATACTTTAAAAGGTATGGGCAATAGAAATTATCCTTATTGCTATGCTATTGATAGAATTTTAGAAGAACTGGAAAGGAGTAAATAAAATATGAAAATATATTATGGTGGTAGAGGGAATGGAAAAACAATAAAAGCAATTAAATTATCTATAGAAAAACAAATGCCAATCGTATGTTGGAGTTATGGACATAAAAAGCAAATAGAACAAACAGCTAGAGAAATAGACGTAAAAAGGATAATGCCGGAACCTATACCGGCAACAGAAGTAAGAAAAAAAGTAATAGGTAATAGAAAAGGCTTAATAGTTGATGATTTAGATGGGCTTTTAAGAATGATATTAGATGATAATGTTTATTATGCTACTGTGGAAGAGTGCAATATAGAAAAGTTAGAGAGGAGTGATACATAATGAAAGAAAATGATGAAGCATTAAAAGTAATAGGAAAAAGATATATGTTATGGAATATTCAAAGACAAGTGTATGCATTAAAGCTAAAAGATAGAACGGTAACAGAAGAATGGTTAATTGATATATTAGATAGTTTAGAAAAAATGCAATTAGTAGAAGAAGATAACTGGGACACTAAAAAATATATAGAAAGTGAAATAGAACAAGACATAATAAGAGCAAGCAAGATATTAAATAAGAGAATTAGGGAGTTGATTAAGTGAAAGGAAATAAAATAGAAACATCAACTGATATAGATTATGGAACGATATCTTTGAGAAAACGAGGAAAATCAATTATAAAAATAGGAAATGAGAGATTAGGCGGAATAGATGTAAAAATAGAGGTTTCTACAAAATTTAATTGGTTACAAAAGAAGATATGGAAATATTTATTGAATATTGAAATTGAAGATATCAAGGAGGACGAGTAGTGGAAAATAGTATAGAAGAAGATATGAAAATATTAGAAGGAATAATAAAAGGAGATGAAGATTGTATTAATGCAATATACAGTCAAATGAAAGTAAAAAATGACAATGATGAAGATATACAATATTATAAAAAAGAAATACAAAGCATTAAAAATATAGTAAATAATTATTTAAAGGAAAAAGCAAGAGCAGATAAATTAGAAAAAGAATATAGTGCAATGTTGACAGAATCAGATGAAGATGAATGTGATTATAAAAGAGTATTAAAAGAGAATAAAAAAATAAGAAACGGTAGAAATAGATTATTTGAATACGCTACTGCTCAACAAACTACACTTGAAATGTTAAATAAAATTCTAAGAGAAGATTATATTCCAAAGGATAAAATAGAAGAAATTTTAGATGAAACAGAAATTACCGATTTTAATAGTTTAGTAGAAGCATTTTTAGAAATTAAAAAGTTACTAGAAAGCGAGGAGTGAGTTATGAACGAGGAAGAAAAGAAAGTGGTTGAAGATTATAAAAGTAAATTAGATTTATACAAATATGAGAAAGAAATTGGCTTAGGTAGAATCAATATAGATGAAAAAATATATGAAATGGAAGTAATTATAAATGTGATTGAAAGATTGCAAAAGGAGAATGAAACGCTAAAAGAAAGAGAGGTGAAACAAAATGACTAAGAATAGAGATGAAAAGAAATATGAGCTTGAAAGAGAACTAGATGATTTACGAGCTTTTGATGGTAATGAAGCGAAAATTAAAAGAATAAAAAATAGATTACATGAAATAGAAATTGAAGAAGAGTTTGAAGAATATAAAAAGCACAGAATGGAATATTTAACAATAAAAGCTGAACATAAAAAAGCAATGGTGTTTATAAATTCAAAAGGTATGCAAGCTGAATGGAATAGATTTAGAATGGAGGAAGAATAGAGATGAAGAAATTTTTAATTGTAAGTGGAATAATTTTAGGTGTGATTTTAATGTTTGTAGGAATATTTGCAGGAACAAATAATAGTGCAATTAATCTTGAAGAACAAATAAAAGAAAGCAGATCTAGTATTAATATTCAGGAGAAAAGAAGAGAAGATCTAATTTGTAATTTAGTAGATGCAGTAGAAAGCTATAATAAATACGAGAAAGAAACAATGGAAAAGATTATGGAAGCAAGAAGTAAAGCTAGTAATGGACAAGTTGAAGAAGCGGAAATATTAATTAATGCAGTTGCAGAGCAATATCCAGAATTGAAAAGCAATGAAAATTATAAAACATTAATGACAGAATTAGCAGTAACAGAAAATTTAATTGCAGAGCACAGAAATAATTACAATATTCAAATAAAACAATATAACAAGTACATAAAAGCATTTCCTAACAGTATGATTTTAAACATTATGGGATATGAGAAATTAGATAATACATATTTAGAATATAATACATCAGAAGATTCACCTAAAAACTTATTTAACAAATAAGAGGTGCTATATGGAAATTGGAGATATAACAATAACAAAAAGAGAAATATTAGTCTGTATTGCAGCAACGTTAATATTATTAGGAATTGGGTTCCAAATAATTGCATCAATTCAAAATTATATAAATGAAAAAAATGAAAAATATTTTAAGGCATTAAAGATAAATAATGATATTGAACAATTTCAGTATGCTATAAATACAAATTTAGGACAAGTTATGGCTTATGGAAAAGTAGAAGCGGTAAATGGTGTAAAAATAGAGGACTTAGAAAATAGATATTTTTATATAAAAAAAGAAAAAGAAAAGTATACAAGACATACAAGGCAAGTTGCACATACAAGAAAAGTTGGGAATACAACACAAACGTATTATACAACTGAAATATATTATACATGGGACCATGCAGGACAAGAAGAGTGGAAAACAGAAAGATTTAGATTTTTAAATGTGGAATTTGATTATGGCACAATTAATTTTAATAATACCGAGTACCTTACAACAATACAAACAGATTCAACAACTAGATATGTATATTATATTATACCTTTTGAATTTGAAGGTACATTATCTACATATATAACCAATAACACAATAACAAACAATCAATTTTTCTATAATAAGAAAATAGAGAAAATAATCGAAGAAAAAAAGGCAGAAATAAATACAACAAAAATAATATTTTGGTTTTTATGGATATTTTTCATAATACTGCTAGATTTTGGTTATGTCGGTTTAGATAATAATTATTTAGAAGATTAGAGGAATGAACTTATGATATATGAATTTGAAGTACCAGGAGAAATTACTGGAAAAGCCAGACCAAGGTTAAATGCTAGAAGCGGAAAAGTATATACACCTACAAAAACGAAAAATTACGAATATTTAACAAGATTTTATTTTACACAAAAATATCAAGATTATACACCAGTTGAAGGAAGAGTAAAAATAAGCATAATTGCGTATTTTGATATTCCTAAAAGTACAAGTAAAAAGAAAGAAGCGGGAATGTTGGAAAATAAAATAAGTCCAACGAAAAAGCCGGATATAGACAACATTACAAAAGTTGTTTTAGATGCATTAAATAAGTTTGCATATAAAGACGATACGCAAATTACTGAAATAACAGTAGTAAAAAAATATGCCAGTACACCAAAAGTAAAGATTAAAATAGAAGAATACTAAAGGAGATAAAGAAAATGTTAGATTTTATTATGAGATTATTGGGATATGAAAATATAAGAAATATAAAAATTCCAACAGAATACACAATTCCAGGGGTAAAAAAATTACAGTGCAAAGCAACATTTTTTCAGACAACAGGACAATTTTTAGATAAAGTGGTAGTGAACAATGACAATGTTTTAGTTGATGGCTATACAACTTATATTTTAAACAAGTGGCTAGAAAATGAGTACATAAAAGTAGTAAGGATAGATACAAGTCTACAATTATATAAAACAGTATATAAAAATTATAAATATAGATAAAATATGGAGGTACTAATGAATAGAGAGGATTTAAAGGGCTATAGACATACACAAGAGTGGATAAAAGGTAGAATAGAGTATATTGAGCAATATAAATCAAGTATAAATAAATTGAATAGTGTTTTATCAGATATGTCAAAGGGAAGCAGAGAGATACAAGATAGCGAAGCTGAAAAAATCGCAGAACTGATAGATAGTATAGATGAACTACTTGAAAAAGTAAAAGAGGAAAATAGAAAACAAATGCAAATTTTAGAGCAATTAGATAAGGTAAAACAACCATACAAAAATATACTGGATAAGTTTTATATACAAGGAGAAAGCCTTGTAGTTATTGCTGCAGAAATGGGATACAATTATGAGCATACAAAGAGGATGAATGGAATTGCTTTAAATATTTTTGATAATATAAAATAATGCTACCAAATGTTACTGAATGCTACCATAAAAAGTGTTACAATAGTAGTGTGAAAAAAGATAAATGAGAGCTGACTAAATGTTGGCTCTTTATTTTGTTGCTATTAATGATACTAGATAATTAATATATTTTGATACTTAGGCAGTATGTTTAAATAATTCCTTCAATAAGCGTGGACGATTCTAGTTAAGTCTATAGATATATAGTAAGCAGTGATATAACATAGATTAAGCAAATTGACGAAAGTAGAGCGATTATAGCATCGAATAAAAGTCAATTAGTTCTAGATAGCAATAACCTATAATTATACCATTGCTTAGTGTATATTGAACTAATGGAAAAAGGAGTTGCTATTATATACATAGCAAAAAGGTAAATGCTATGAAAGAGAAAATTAATTGGCAAAATTGTATGAAATATAGATGCGAACAGTGTAGACACTATCAACAATGCAAAAAAGAAGAAGAAAACTATATAAATAAAACTGCTCTACAGAAAAATAAAGTAAAGAAATAGTATGGAGGAATATATGTTAAAGGTATTAATTATTATTATACTGTTACCGATTGCATTAATTTGTTTAATTTTAACAGGTGCAATTATAGCTGGAATATTAGGCTTAATGTTTAAATCTGTGAACAGATTAGTTGAAGTAATAAAAGAGATAATGAAATGCTGAAGACTTGTAAGTACTGTGGAATAGTACCATACAATCATATATGTCCTCACAAAGAGAAGTATAAGAAAGCTATAACAGATGTAGATCGTTTTAGGTGGAGCAGAAGATGGCAAGAGAAAAGGGAAGAAATAAAGCAAAGAGATTTATACTTATGTCAGATATGTATAAGAGAAATTTATGGAACAACAATAAAATATAACTCAAATAACTTATCTGTGCATCACAACGTACCAATAAATGAAGATTACAACAAGCGATTAGATAATAATAATTTAATCACGTTATGCAGTATGCACCATGAAATGTGCGAGAATGGAGAGATATCAAGAAAAGAGGTTCAGAACATAATTAATGAACAAGAAAAGAGAGTATCCCCCCTCTAATAACGAAAAAATGGTGGAGGCGTTTGAACACCTACCCGCATACCTTCGCTTGAAAAAAATTCCCACATCAGAAAAAGGAGATGAGACAATATGCCGACACCAACAAAACCGTTTTCTGTGTTAAAATCAGAAGGCAAAAGTCATAGAACTAAAGCCGAATTGAAGGTTCGTGAGCAAGGAGAGAAGGCACTACAAACTTCTCAAAAAATAAAACCAAAAAAAGAGGTAAAAAAGAACAAAATTGCATACAAAGAGTTCAAGAGAATTGTATCACTATTGGATAACATTGATAAGTCAGATGCCTTATATGAAAATGTAATTAATAGGTATGCAATGTTGTATGCTGAATGTTACGAATTTGAAGAAAAGAGAGAAAGGTTTTACAATGAACTTAATAAACTTGATGAAGACTATGCCTTAGATCCAGATGGAATGACAGTAAAAGAATATTATGATACAGTAAGCAACATTCAAAAGAATATACTTGATTTAGATAAACAATTACAAAATAAGAGAAAGATGATGCTTGATATTGAAAAGGAAAATATAATGACAATCGCATCACAATTACGCACTATTCCAAAGAGTGTAGAGCCAGCAGAAAATCCTTTATTGAAGGTATTAAGAGGTGAATAAGCACAATGCTATTAGAAAAGGCACGACAATATGCAACAGATTGTATAAATTGTAACGAAATAACAACATTTGAAGTAAAAACACAGTGCGAATGGTTTTTAGAGGACCTTGAAAAGCAAAAAAATGAAAGTTATCCATATTATTTTGATACAAAAGAAATCAAGATAATTGAAGGAATATTAGAATTACTAAATTATGCTACTGGTCTAAATGATATAGTAGGCAAAAATATATTAGAAGGTTTGGAAAATTTCCAAGCCTTTTTTATTGCCAATATATTTGGCTGGAGATATAAGACAGACTCTAAAAAGTATAGATATAGGGAAGTAATTTTATTTATTGCTAGAAAAAATACAAAAACGTTTTTGGCAGCGTTAATATTTATAATTTTGATGTTGACGGAAAGCGATTATAGTGAGTTCTATTCTATATGCTTAGATAGAGATCTAGCTGGAGAAGTAAAAAAAGCTATAGCACAAATTTTAAATGTAAGTCCTAATGTGGGACAATACTTTAATATTCCAAAGACTTTAAGCGGAAGATTAGAGTGCACATTGACACATAGTTTTTATCAACCACGTACTGCGGAGGCAAATAGAAATAACTCTATCAAACCATCGGCATTTATTGCAGATGAGTTTGGAGCAATGAAGGATAATTCGAACGTTGGTGCAATGAAAACAGGTCAATTAAGTGTTAAGAATCCATTAATGTTTAAATTAACGACTGCCTATGCAGAAGATAAATCAATAATGTTAGATGAACTCGAATACCTAAAAAAGGTTTACAAAGGTTTGGAGATAGATGAAAGGCTATTCGCTTTATTATATTATGCGCCAGAGGAACATTTGTGGGACGATATTGGTCTTCAAATGGCGAATCCACTAAAAGTAGAAGAAAATTATCAAGAAATTAGAGAGAACAGAAGGAAAGCTCTTGCTAAACCAAGCGAAAGAGAAGAATATTTAACTAAAAATATGAATTTCTTCGTGCCAAGTAATAGTGGTGAAGCATATATTGAGCTTGATAAATTAAGACAATGTAAAAACATTAGAGGCGTGTTTGATTGGAAGGGAAAAGATGTATATCTTGGTTTAGATCTGGCTATGTCTAATGATAATACTTCTGTTTCGATGGTTACATTAGAAGATGATGTAATATTTGCAAAAAGTTGGGCTTTTATTCCAAAAGATAGAATAGAAGAAAAGAATAAAAAAGAAAGAACAGATTATAGACGATTTATTGAAGAAGGCAGTTGCTTTGCTTGTGGAAATCAAATAATATCGTACGAATATGTTGAAAATTTTATAATGAATTTAGAAAAAGAATATGGTGTACATATTATACAAATAGGATATGACAGATATAACTGTATTTCTACAGCAAATAAGTTAGAAACGGCTGGCTATGAATGTGTTGAAGTAAAACAGCACTCAAGCGTATTACATCAATCAACAAAATGGTTACAAGAAAGTATATTACAAAAAAAATTTAGTTATGATGGAGACAAGCTTTATGAAATTAATTTCCAGAATGCAAGATGTACAGAGGACACGAATTTAAACAAATATGTAAATAAGAAAAAATCAAGTGGAAAAGTCGATATGGTTGTAAGTACAATTATAGCGACTTATTTATTACAACAAAAAATATTAAATGAAGATAATTTTGTATGTCAAAGTTTTTAGGAGGTGAGAAAAGTGAAAATAAGAAATTTTTTTAAAAGAAATATAAAAAATGAAGCAAATAAAGAAACAATTATTGATGAAAATGCAGTAAATGATGTAATACTAAAAGCTTTGATATCTGGAGAAGAAATTGACAGAGAAAAAGTATTAATGATACCTGCAGTTTCAAGTGCAGTAGGATTAATTTGTGATTCTTTTGCAATGATACCATTTAAGTTATATAAAAAAACAACAAAAGATGGAAAGAAACAGACATCAGAAGTAGAAGATGACAGAGTAAATATTATAAATTTAGATACAAAAGATACGTTAGATGGATTTCAATTCAAAAAAGCAATTGCAGAAGATTACCTTTTAGGGAAAGGCGGATATGCATATATCAACAAAAAAGGTAACAATTTTGTTGGACTAAATTATGTAGAAGAAAAGAAGGTTTTATTTGAAAGAAATACTGATGCAATATATAAAAATTATTACATATTAATTGATGGAAAAAGCTATAGACCGTATGATTTTATAAAATTGTTAAGAAATACAAAAAATGGAGCATACGGAACAGGATACACAAAAGAAATAAGTAAAAGTTTAGAAACAGCTTATAAAAGAATAATATATGATTTAGAATTAATGAGAACTGGAGGAAATAAGAAGGGATTTCTAAAGGCACAAAAACATTTAGACGAAAAGGGAATGTCAATATTAAAATCTCAGTGGAATGATTATTTTGCAGGAAATTCTAGCTGTGTTATTTTAAATGATGGAATGGAATTTCAGGAAGCATCAAACACATCTGTTGAAAATCAATTGAATGAAAAGAACAAAACATTTAGTGAAGAGGTAAAAGAAATATTTCACATAGGAAAAACAAATGAAGATTTTCTAAAGAATGCAATTATGCCATTGGCGACAGCATTTTGTACAGCTTTAAATAGAGACTTTTTACTTGAAAAAGAAAAGAAGTCTTATTATTTTGCACCAGACTATACAGAATTAATCAGATGTACTATAAAAGAAAGATATGAGGCATATAAAACTGCAATAGAATCTGGATTTAAAACAATAAATGAAGTTCGATATTTGGAAGGCGATGATGCACTTGAAGGTCTAGATTTAGTAAATTTAAGTTTGGGAAGTGTATTATTTGACCCAAAGACAAAACAGATTTATACCCCAAATACCAACAAAATGGTAAAAATGGATGATGTAAATAAAGATAACAAGCAAATAGAAGAAGACAGCAAGGAAAACATACAAAAAAGTAGTGAAGAAGCGGAGGGAGGTGAGCAAATTGAAGAATAAGTTTTATGAAATTAAAAACATAATACCAAATGCAAGTGCTGACCTCTACTTGTATGGTGAAATAGTTACAGATGATACTGACTGGTGGACTGGCGAAAAAGATAATAATTTAATTGGATTACAAAGTTTCAAAGAAGAACTTGATAATTTAGGAAATATATCAGACTTAAACATATTTATGAATACACCAGGCGGAGAAGTATTTGTAGCAACTACAATATGCAGTATGTTACAAAGATTAAAAGATGCTGGAACTAAAATTCATACATATGTAGATGGATTGTGTGCTAGTGCAGGTACATTTATTTTAATGATGGGTGACGATGTAAATATTTATGAAAATTCAGTGATAATGATACACAAACCAATAAATATCTGTTATGGTAATGCATTAGATTTTCAAAAATGCATAGATGTTTTAAATACTATTGAAAACAGTACTATGATACCACTTTATATGAAAAAGGCAAAAGTTGATGAAGAAGAAATAAAAGAGTTGATAAATGCCGAAAGTTGGTTAGGTGCAAAAGAAGTAGATGATACATTTGATGTAAATTTAATAAAAGAGCAAAAGCAAGTCGCCGCATGTACATCTAATCTGTTTAAAAATTACAAGAATGTACCAAAATCATTAAAAAATATGTTTAAGAAAGCAGATGAGCCAAAATTAGATTATTCTGATTTTGAAAAAAGATTATTTAATATAAAAAAATAATGAAAACAGCTATTAAGATAGTTGTTTTTTATTTTATAAAAATTTTAAAAAAGGAAGGTAAAAAATGAACGAAAAAGAATTGAAAGAAAAAAGAAATGAATTACAAGTAAAAATGGAAGATATTTTAAATAAAGCTAAGGTTGAAAACAGAGCTATGAATGATGAAGAAATCAAGAGCTTTGATGATGTAGAAAAAGAAATTAAAAATATTGATGCAACATTAGAAAGATGTAACAAAATTAACAAAATGGAATGTACAAAAACAGAGGGAGAAAAAGAATTAACACAAGAAGAAAAAGATGTTAAAGTATTTGCAACATTCATAAGAAATTATGTAAGTGGTGTACCACAAAACGCTGAAACACAACTAACTAAAAGCGACAATGGAGTGATAATACCAAAAACAATAGCTCAAAAAGTTATTGATAAAGTTATTGAAATATCACCACTATATGCAAGTGCTACTAAATATGACGCAAAGGGGACATTAGCTGTACCAAAATATGATAATACAACAGATGATGTAACAGTTGCTTATTCTACTGAATTTGATGAGTTGGTTTCACATTCAGGAAAATTTGAAACAGTTGAATTAACAGGATTCTTAATTGGAGCATTAACAAAAATATCAAAATCATTATTAAATAACAATGATTTTAATTTAACAGAATATGTTGTAAACAAAATGGCTGAAAAATTCAAACTATTCTATGAAGGCGAAATGTTAAATGGAACTGATGGAAAAATTTCAGGCATTGTTAAATCTTATGATTCAACAAATATGAAAGTAACATTAGGCGCAAAATCTTCTATAACTGCAGATGAATTAATAGATATTCAAGAAACTGTACCAGATGCTTTTCAAGCTAATGCTTATTGGATTATGAATAGAGACACAAGAAAGAAAATAAGAAAATTAAAAGATAGTGATGGAAACTACATTTTAAACAGAGCATTTAACGAAAAATGGGATTATGAATTATTAGGAAAACCTGTTTATTGTTCAGAAAAAGCTGAAAAATTAGGAACAGCATCAAAAGCTGTTATATTCTATGGAGACTTTTCAGGACTTGCTATAAAAGAAACAGAAGAAATGGAAATGCAAATTTTATTAGAAAAATTTGCAACACAACATGCTATAGGAGTTGTTGGATATTCTGAATTAGATGCCAAAGTAGAAAATACACAAAAAATAGCCGTTGCAGTATCTGGTGCAACAGACCCAACAGCAAGTAAATAGACTTCCTAAAAAGGAGGACAAGCAATGAAAGTAAGTGAAATTACTGTAAATGATATTGCTAATTATTTGAGAATATCGGAGATTAGCGAAGAAGAAAAGAAAAATATTGAATTGTTTTTAAATATTGCTAGAAACTATATTGAAAATTATACAGGAATACCACAAAAGTCCGAAGATGAGAAGGCGGAAACGCTTGACACATATCCGGACTTTATCATTGTTGTTTATATACTGTGTCAAGACATGTATGACAACAGAGTAATGTATGTTGATGGGAAAAACATAAATAATTCTATAAAAACTATTCTTGATATGCATACGAGGAACAATCTATGATAAATCCAGGAGAATATAATAAAAAAATAAAAATTCTTTCTATTGTAGAAAGTGAAGACAAAGATGGGTATAAGAAATATACTGAAACAGTTGTTCTTGACACATTCGCAAAAGTAAAAACCACAAAAGGTTTTACATTAATTGCAAATAACACCGATTTTGAAAAGGCATATACTAATTTTACAATTAGATATTCAAAAAAGGTTGAGGAGACATACAACAAAAATAGAAAGCTTAATGTTAAATATAAAGAACAATTATATTCTATTGAATATATGAATAACATTGATGAAGCTAATATTGAGCTAGAAATGCAATGTAAGAAGGTAATTAAATAATGGCTAACTTTGAAGAAGAGCTTCCAAATGATCTAATAAAAGAGTTTGAAAATATTGAAGTTAATACTCCAAAAATGATGCAGGAGATGACTAAGGAAGGTGCAAAAGTTGTGTATAATAATGTTCAAAATAATATGAAAAGAGCATTTAAGACTACAAGAGCATTAGAAAAAGGTTTAAGGATAACAAAGGTTTATCATACATCAAATGGAGAAGTTGCAACTAAGATTGCATTTTACGGTTATGACAAAGAAAAAAGAAGCAAGCAATATCCAGAGGGAACGCCTATACCATTAATTGCATTAGCAAGAGAATATGGGACAAGCTCTGGAGAAAAAAAGAAGCCATTTTTTAGGACTGCATTCAAAAGCAAGGAAATAGAAGATGCAATGTTAAAGGTTCAAGAAAAATATATTTCAGAGGAGTAAAGATGGAAGAAATAATAAAACAAATATTATCAAACTTAAAAGTAGACAATCAAAATATAGAAGTTGCTCATCTTAAATATACGGGGAAAAATAGAACGTATGTTGTATGGACGATGTTAAATGAACAACCAGGACTATGCGGTGATGATGATACTCTGTGTAGTACAGTTCCAGTTGATATAGATATTTATAGCGAAACTAATTATTTAGCAATTTTAAAAGAAATAAAAAAGAGAATGAAAGAAAATGAATGGATTTGGACTGGTGATAGTGAGGAAATGTATGAAAATGATACAGGACTATATCATAAAACAAGTTCATTTGAGAAAGAGAGGGAAATTTAATGGCAAGTATAGGACTAAAAAAAGGTAAATATAATCAAATAGATTCAAAAACAAAAAAATATAAAGCACTTACTGACTCTAAAGTACCAACACTACCAAAAATGATAGAAAGTAAATTTTCACCAGAATACAATTCAGCAGAACTTTATGCAGATGATGCCGTTGCGGAAAGTGATTACAGTTTCAAAAAGGGAACATTATCTGTAGTTGTTGCAGATGATAAAGACACTATTTGCGCTGAATTATTAGGCAACCAAGTATCAGAAAAAAATGAAGTAACATCTACAGTTGATGATACTGCTCCAGAAATGGGATTCGGGCATATTGTTCCAAAGATAGTTGATGGTGCAAAAAAATGGAAAGTAGAGTTCTTCCCAAGAGTTAAATTTACTAAAATAACTACTAATAGAAAAACAAGAGGGGAAAGCGTAGAATTTGCAACAACTAATATGGAGGCAACAGTTTTTGCATTACAAGAGGAAATGAATAAGTTACCCGCAGGTTGTTGGGAAAAGCACCAAACATTTGACACCGAGGCTGAGGCTACAAAATATCTAGATACATTATTAACCCCAGCAACTAACTAGGAGGAAACATTTATGAAAGTGAAGTGTATTTCTCAATGCCAAAAAGATAGAAAAGAGATTTTCGTTGCGGGCGAAATTTATGATATTAGTGAAGAAATGTATAATAAAAATACAGAATACTTTGAGAAAGTAAAACAAGAAAAGAATAACGAGTAGTAGTTTTTAACTGCTACTCGTTTTCTGAAAAGGAGAAAATATAAATGAAAGATGTAATATCTCATTTTGATGTAGAAGAAAAAACATATCCATTAGCATTTACGCTAAATGTATTAGATGAAATTCAAAAGAAATATGGCTCATACGAAGAATGGGGCAATCTTACTGATGCTAAAAATGGAGAAGTTAATTTAGAAGCATTAATATTTGGAATAACCGAAATGATTAATGAAGGAATTGATATTGAAAATGAGGACCAACAAAATAAAAGAAGCTTCCTAACAAATAAACAAGTAGGAAGAATAATTACAAAATTGGGACTAAAAGAAATGGCCTTAAAAGCAAATGAAATTGTTGTGGCATCTACAAAAGTAGAAGAGTCACCAAAAAACGTGTAATCCACGAGGAAGAAAATTTTAAGATTGATTTCTCGTGGTTATTATTTATAGGTCATTGTTTACTAGGCTTTAGTGAAAAAGAAGTAGGCAGAATGACATTAAGTAAACTATTAAGACTATATAAACATTATAAAATTGACTATGACTTTAAACTAAGTAGAGTAAGTTATAACGAATTAGAAGAGAGAATTGCTCATGATGGAGAATGGCTTTCGGACTAGGAGAAAACATGAAGGAAAAAATTAGATGCCCACAGTGCGGATTTACATTAATTTTTGCAAATAAAATAGATGCAGAAATAAAGTGCACTAGGTGTAAGCAAATAATACTAATACAAAAGGAAAAGAGTGAGGAGCACGCACAAACTAAAGTTGTGAAGTAGCTACCCAAAACCTTTCTTTATTTTTTAATAAAGAAGGTGAGATTATGGCAAAAAGTTTTGGTGGTTCTGTAAAACTTTCTGGAGAAAGCGAATATAGAAAAGCACTAAAAGATATAACAAGTTCACTAAGGTTAGTTTCGAGTGAATTGAAATTAACTAATACTCAATTTGCTAGTGGGGACAAAACTGTAAAAGAAGTAAAATCAAGTTATGATAATACAAATACAACAATTAAAGAACAAAAAGAGAAAATAGGCGAGTTAAGAGAAGCGCTTAATAAAGCTGAAAAAGAATATGGTTCAAATAATGAAAAAGTAAAAATGTTTAAGACACAATTAAACAATGCAGAAACACAACTTGCTTCTATGGAAAATCAAACCGATAAAAATACCAAAGAATTAAAAGAAATGAAAAAAGGGTTTGATGATTCTGGAAGTGGTGCATTAAAATTTGGAGATATTCTTAAAGCAAATGTGCTAAGTGAAGCAATTGTATTAGGAGTTAAACAACTTGCTGGAGCTGTAAAAGAAGTTGGAAGTGCTTTTATTTCTATTGGAAAGCAGGCATTAGATAGTTATGCAGATTATGAGCAACTTGTTGGTGGTGTTGAAACGTTATTTAAAGAAAATGCTTCAACAGTAGAAGATTTTGCTAATAACGCGTATAAAACTGCAGGACTTTCTGCAAACAAGTATATGGAAACTGTTACATCATTTTCTGCAAGTTTGCTACAAAGCTTAGATGGAGACACAGCTAAAGTTGCAGAAGTAAGTAATATGGCTGTAACTGATATGGCTGATAACGCAAACAAAATGGGAACTGATATGACGAGTATTCAAAATGCATACCAGGGATTTGCAAAGCAAAACTATACAATGCTTGATAACTTAAAACTTGGCTATGGTGGAACTAAAGAAGAGATGAAAAGATTACTTTCAGATGCTCAAAAAATAACAGGTGTCAAGTATGATATATCAAATTTAAATGATGTATACCAAGCTATTCACGTAGTACAAGGAGAACTTGGAATAACAGGTACAACCGCTAAAGAAGCTAGTACAACAATTCAAGGATCAGTTTCGGCAATGAAATCAGCTTGGCAAAACATGCTAACTGGTATTGCTGATGATAATGCGGATTTTGATGGACTTATCAATAATTTGGTGGACAGCATTGTTACTGCAGGGGAGAATATTTTACCTCGAGTAGAGATAATAATTGATGGCATAATTGAATTAGTAATGAGTTCAACAGAAATTATAATGCAAAATTTGCCACAAATAATTGAAACTGGAAGAAACATAATTTCTGGACTACTACAAGGAATACAAGAAATGATTCCAGAATTAGCAAGTTCAGCATTCTTAATTATACAAGAATTATTAACATCTTTATTGGAATCACTGCCACAATTATTGCAAATGGGAATAGATTTATTGACTGAACTGATAAATGGAATATCACAAACATTACCAGATCTTATACCAGTTATGGTGGATGCAGTTATTAATATGGCAGAAACTTTAATTGATAATATAGACACAATTATAGATGCGGGAGTAAATTTAATTGTTGGACTTGCTGAAGGACTTATTGCAGCTTTACCAAGGCTTATAGAAAAGGCTCCAGTCATAATAGACAAGTTAGTAACTAAGCTAACGGATCCAGATATGATTAGTCGAATTATTCAAACAGCAGGTAGATTAATTGGTGAACTAGCTGTTGGTTTAGTACAATCAATTCCTAAACTTCTAGCCGGTGTGTTTCAAATTAATATTTCTATAGCAAAAGGTTTTCTAAATGGAGTTGCAGATCTAAAAGATGTTGGAAAAAATCTTATAAAAGGTATATGGGAAGGTATGTCTGGAATTAAGGATTGGCTTTGGAATAAAGTGAAAGGCATGTTAAGTGGTTTAACAGATAAAATTAAAGGATTTTTTGGAATACATTCCCCATCGACTCTTTTTAAAGATGAAATTGGAGAAAATCTTGCACTTGGTTTAGGTGAAGGATTTACAGATACCATGAAAAGCGTATCTAGTGATATGCAAAATTCGATTCCTACAGAATTTGACACAAATACAACAATAAACAACTCTATGTCAAATAATAATCTTGGCTACAACAATACAAATATGTTACAGATATTTAAACAAGCATTAAAAGAAATGAAAATTGAATTAGATTCAGAAGTTGCTGGAAAGTTTGTTGAAGATACTGTAAGTGAATTAATCTATAATTAGTGAGGTGGGAGAATGTCATACATACTAATCAATGGAAAAAATAGTGATGAAATAAGGGGCTTATTAATATGTAAAGAACCACCTATTACGAAACCTAAAAAAAGAGTTAAGGTCGAAGAAATTGACGGTAGAGATGGAGATGAAATTACAGAATTAGGATATGCATCTTATGATAAAGAGCTAGAAATTGGTTTAAGAGGTCAATTTAATATTGATGAGGTTATATCATATTTTAATGCTGAAGGTAAAATCGTGTTTTCTAATGAACCAGATAAATATTATAACTTCAAAATATATGAACAAATTGACTTTGAAAAGTTATTAAGGTTTAGAACTGCAACAGTTAAGCTTCATTGTCAACCATTTAAATATTTAAGAGACGAAAAAATAAAGGAAGAGATTGCCACAGAACAGCAAAACATAATTGTAAGAAATAATGGCAACATTTATTCAAAGCCAATTATTACGGTTTATGGCACTGGTACTATAAATTTGAGTCTTAATGGAAACCAAATTTTTGTGATAGATTTGGGAGAAAACCAGGAGTATATAAATATAGATACAGAAAAATTGGAAGCATATAAAGGACTAAATCTAAAAAATAGATTAGTAGAAGGAGATTATGACAAATTTTCTTTAAATGTTGGTAAAAACATTATTTCATGGTCTGGAAATGTGACCAAAATACAATTATTAAATTACAATAGATGGATCTGATGAAAGTGAGGAAGAATAATGGTAATTAGAGATTTAACTCGAGGAGATAGTGCATATTTTGAGCTATCAATAAAAGATGAAAACAACGAACTAACAACTGTTGATAAGATTTTTATGACCGTAAAAGAAGATTGGGACTCAGATACAATAAAATTTCAAAAGAAAATAGATAAAGGAATCTATTTTGAAGATGGAATATACAAAATATTTATTGATCCAGAAGATACTAATGAACTGGAATTTGGTCGATATGTATATGATGTTGAAATTATAAAAGGTGATATAAAAACCACAATAGAAGCGGGAATATTGAATATAAATCATGAAGTTACGTGTGCTAGTGATGAGGTGTAAATATGATATATAAATTTGAAAGAAAACTAAAAGGCGCTAATCAAGTAGAAGCTACAGGTGAAGAATTAACCATTAATAATGCTGGAAGAAAAGTTCAAAAATTTGAGTTGAGTGGTAGAAGTGAGCAGAAAACAAGAGAATTATCACAAAAACAAGCAAGTGGAGAACAAGTAAAGTTAGTTGATGTAGACCAAAATAAATTTATTGATATATTTGCTAATGGAAATAATTATCAAGAGACAACACAAGGTTACAATTTATATAATATAGATGAAGCTTTAAATGACGTTCTGAAAAAAAATGGTGACAGCTCTTACACTTTTACAAGGACTTCATCAAGATTTGCTAAAGCAGTAAATATTTCTATTCCAGCTAATACAGATTTTGTTATAGATTATTCTAATGTGAAACTTAACGGGAATTATGAAGGCAATATTCTTTCAGCAATAATTAAATATACAGATGATACAGATACTACAAGTAGTCTATATTCAACAGAAGAAGATAGAAGAGGATTACGAAGATATTCTAAAGATATAAAATCAATACAATTATATTTAGAATCAAGCCTAACAGAAGGAACAAGTATTACGTTTAGTGATTTTATGATATATTTAGGAAGTAATTTAAGCAAGACATACGAACCATACACGGGTGGTACTCCATCTCCAAATCCAGACTATAAGCAAGATGTTGAAGTTATTGATGGATATAATAAATTGGATTTTAAAACGATGCTCAAAAATGCAGGTGCAGAATTTACAGAAAGCAAAGGTGTTTTTACAATTTCTTCAAGGAGAATGTTATACGAAAAACCTTTTAAGTTAAATTTAAAACCCAATTGCACTTATACAATGTATCAAGAATGTCAAATGCAAGAGACTCCTAATTTAAGGTTGGAGCTTCTTAAGGGAGAGACTTATGACGTTGTAGCTACTTCTTGGACTCCTAAAGAAGATTTACAGGATAGAAAGATTACTTTTACAACAGATGAGAATAGTAATTATTACATTAGAGGAAATTGGGGGGCTGCAGTAGAACCTTTAATTTATAATCAGCCAATATTGGTTGAAGGAACAGAGTTAAAGCCATACATACCATACGGTTATATTGGCTTGGAGCAAAGTGGAAAGAATAAAGTTGATTTTATTAATTATGTTGAAAAAGTGTTTGATAGTTCTAAAGTAGAAAAATTAGATGATGGTTCATATAAATTTAAACATTCAGATGGTTCATATCCATTATACGAAGGGCTACTAAAACCACCATGTATATTAAGCTTTTGGGCTAAAAATGACACGGGAGAAACCACAGCATCATATACATTTTCATTTAAGATTTTTTACGAAGATGGAACTTATGACAGAGTTTCAATGATTACGAATGGAAATTTCGAAAGAAAAGAATTTAAAATAAATAAAAATGTTATTAAAATAGCAAATACATATACTAGCATAAAACCATTCACAATAATTAAAGATGTTCAATTAGAAGAAGGCTCAACAGCAACATCATATGAGCCACATCATGAAACAAAATTAATTCCAATCGATTTACAAGGGAATACATTAGCCAGAGTAGGAGATATAAAAGACAAGCTAATAATTCATAGGAATGGCGAGGTAGAGATAGAAAAAAGTGTTGGAAAAATAAACTTAAAGGATATTACTCTTTGGTATCAAGACAAAGAATTAAGTAATTCTAATCGTTTTTATACAAATGAGATAATATATGCGAATAGTAATTTAACCTTATCTAATTATTTTAAATATTCTAATATACAGAATATAAATACGTTAGACGAACAAGGGTTATGTGTAGTAAATAATAGACAAATTGCATTAAGAATAAATAAAACATTAGTAACGAATGTTAATGAATTAAAACAATGGTTATTAGAACATGACGTAGAAGTATATTATCAATTAACTACTTCAGAAGTAATTAAATTACCAAGCATAAATCCAATAAAATTATGGCAAGGAACTGTTAATATAGAGATTATTGGTAATTTACCAACTGATATGAATATTAATTATAACATATTACCAGCCATGCCAAGTCCAGATGCTCCAAGCCTAATTGAAAGTATCGAGAATAATATAAAAATAACAATTTGCAATAAAAATATTTTTAACGGATTTTTTACTATTAATGGTGTTTGGAAAGATGATGGAACAATTAATTATGTAATACAATCAAAATTATATTGGAGAACAGACTTTATAAAAATACCAAACAAAAATATATATTTTTCAAGTAAACAGTTAAATATATTCTCATCCGCAATATTATTAGAATTTGACGCAGATAAAAAGTATATAACATCAAATAAAATATATCAGGTTAATTCTAATTTAAATAAGGTTTCCTTAAATGAAAGCACTAGGTTTATTGCAATACAGTGGAACTTACAAAATGCCACTGAAATAGAAGGTTTATTTACAGATTTTCAAATAGAAGTAGGTCCAACAGCAAGTCCATATATTTCACATCAAGAGCAAACAATAATATTCCCACTTGCAGAAGGACAAAAACTAAGAAGTTTGCCAAATGGGGTAAAGGATTACTTGGCTGAAGATGGCATACATAAAAATGTTGGAATTATAATTTTAAATGGTAGTGGTGGTACAAATGAGAACTATTTTAAGGCATTGGATAACAAATTTTCGTTAGGTGTAAACACTGAAAAAGGATTGCTTTTAAAAAATTTAAAAACAGATAATTTGAAAATAAGTGTTTTATCTGATAAATTTTTAGGAGTACCTTGGAACATCATGAAAGATACAATAGAGGGGTGGCAAATTGCCTTAAGACAAGATGGAAGTTATACTTATTTGAGATTATTAACTACTGGAATCAAAGACACTAAAGCTTTAGAAACTTTTTTACAAAATAATAATGCAATAGTAGCATATCCATTAGCTGAAGAAGAAATAATACCATATACACAAGAGCAACAAGAAATTTATAATCAGCTACAAAATTTAGAATTATTTAGGGGCTGTAATCACATAACTGTTGAAAGTAGTGTAAAGCCTACAATAAAATTAAGCTATTATGATGGTGAATTAGATATGACAGATTATAAATACAATTTACAATTCAAAAAACATATGCAGGAAATGTAGGTGATAGTATGATAAAAGTATTTGGAGCAACTGATAAAAATTTTTCTTCAAATGGAGATAAAGTTTTAAACAATGTATCTGCAAAAGTACACAAGGAAGATAACGGTGACTATTACATAGATGTAGAAGCAAGTCTAGAATATATAGATTATTTAGTTCAAGACAATATAATTGTTGCACCAACACCCACAGGAAATCAAGCATTTAGATTAGAAAACCCAACTAAAAAAACAAATAAAATCTCAGTACGTGGTTGGCATGTTTTTTATGATAGTGAGAATCTATTAATTGAAGATAGTTATGTTGTCGATAAAAATTGCAATGATGCATTGGATCATCTAAACAATGCAACAAGTGATACAAGCCCATTTACAACCATAAGTGATATTACATCAACAAATTCATATAGATGCGTTAGAAAATCTTTCTATGAAGCAGTAAAAGTTGTAATTGAAAGATGGGGAGGACATTTAGTAAGAGACAATTTTAGTATTGGAATTAGAGAAAAAATTGGCAATGATAATGGAGTTACAATCCGTAGAAAGAAAAATATGCAAGATATTACTTGTGAAGAAAACTGGAATAATGTAGTAACTAAGTTGTTGCCAGTTGGAAAAGATGGACTTTTACTTCCAGAAAAATATGTAAATGCAGATTTTAGTTATCATATACCATACACCAAGACACAAAGCTTTCAACAAGATATAGATGAAAACGATTATAAAGACTCTAATGGAGATTTAAACGAAGAAGAATACAATAATGCATTAATTAATGATTTAAGAGAGCAAGCAAAAAAATATGTCGAAGAAAACAAATATCCAAAAGTTAATTACACATTGAAGGCTAATATTGAAAAATTGACAGATGTAGGAGATACAATATATGTTATTGATGAAAAGTTGGGTATAAAGTTACTAACAAATGTTATATCATTTACATTTGACTGTAATCTTGAAAGATATACTGAAATAGAATTTGGAAATTTTAAAAATACACTATCAGGACTAGTAAAAAATATACAGAGTTCGACAAATGATCAAATTGAAAAAAATAATGAAACAATAAAAGTAACATTAAGGAATGAATTACAAGATTCAACCCAAAAGATATGGGACGCACTTGGTGCGTCTTATTGTATTTACGAAGGAGATAAAATCTTGATCGTAGATACATTACCAAAAGAAAATGCTAAAAATGTAATAATGATAAACAATGGCGGTATCGGATTTGGGCAAAATGGAATAAATGGGACATTTAATAGTGCATGGACTATTGATGGAACTCTAAATATGCAAAACATAAATGTTATTAATTTTGTTGCAGATATGATAAAAGGTGGAACATTAAAATTAGGATCTAATCTAAATCAAGCTGGCATAATTGAAATATATGATGAAGCAAATTCTTTAATTGGAAAAATCGATAAAAATGGAATAAGAATGAATGGAAAAGATGGTTCATATGTCTTAATGAATAATGATATTGGTGTTGCTGGTTACGATATAAATGATAATAAAATATACTGGATGGATAAAGATGAATTTCATATGAAAAAGTCAGTTGTTGAAGAGGAAATTACATTATGTAATAAAATGCGATTTATTCCAATCACAATAAAAGACTCTTCAGAAAATGTTGTGAATGATGGAATTGGACTTGTTAGTACAGTATAGAAGGAGTAAAAAATGGCAAATGGTAGTTTTGATTTTGGAACATCAAATAAATATATAACTGGAAAAATTGAATGGCAATCAAACTCTAATGGTAGTAATGAAAATACATCAAATGTTAATGTAAGTTTATATTTTAAAAAAAGTAGTCAATCTACAGAAGCAACAAGAGGAACTTGGAACGGAAGTATTACTATTGATGGAACAAAAACAAGTATAAGTCAAAGTATTATACTAAGTTGTAATGATACTTATCAGAAAATAGGAACGGCTTCAAAGTTAATAACACACGACTCAAATGGTCAAAAGGCAATAACAATAAGTGCTACCGGCGGAATTAGTGGTACATCATTTAATAGCGGTGAAGGAAGCGGAGTAGCTGTATTAGATACAATACCAAGAGCGTCAAGCGTTAAATGCAAAAGTGGGAATATAGGAGAAAAAACAAATATTTCTATAGACAGGAAGGCAGACAATTTTAAACATATTTTAAAATATGAATTTGGAAATTTATCTGGAATAATAACAAAAGATGTTGAAAAGTCTTATGTATGGACTATTCCAACATCTTTTTATTCACAAATTCCAAATTCTAATACTGGAAAGGGAACAATAACTTGTGAAACCTATAATAACAATACATTAATAGGAACTACAACTTGTGAATTTAGTGCAAAAGTAATAAACTCAAATCCACAAATAGGAAAAGTTTATTATGCAGATACAAATGATGATGTTGTAAAAATAACTGGAAATAACCAAAGAATAGTAAGAAAATTAAGCTCGCTATTAGTTACAGTAGAAAAGGTTACAGCAAAGAATAGTGCAACTATTACAGAATGTTCAGTCACATTTAATAATGTAACAGTAAAAAATAAAGGAGCTGGCACTTTTGGATTCAGAAGCATAAATTTATCAAGTAATGCAAAGGCTGTTATCAAAGCTACAGACAGCCGAGGTAATGTTACAACCACTCAAAAAGATATTATAATTGATGATTGGGAGATGCCATCAGCATCAATAGACTTGCATAGACTTGAAAATTATTATGCAGAAACACATCTAAAAGTTAACACTAAATATTCATCTGTTAATGGAAAAAACAATATACAAATATATTATATGAAAAAGAAAAGAAGCGATGGCGATTATTACAAAAATATAGAAATTGGAGATAATCTTAATAGCAAAGCTTTAAAAATAGATTTTCCAGACAATATGCAATTTGATTCACAATTCAAAGATATAATTAAAGCTGGTACTAATACTATAAGTACAGGAAATAGAACAGAACAAAGTATGCTAAGTGCATTTGTTGCGGTGTATTGTGAAGAAGAAATAAATAAGATCTTATATAAAATCAGAAACAATATTGTAGAGCCGAATTTAAAAAGTTATACATTGCCAAGTAATTTTGGAACTGTTACGGAAATTGACAAGACACAAGCTCCTTATCAACATATAAAGATGCCTATTACACAAACGGAATTACAAAATAATAAAGAGATTATTACGCAATGTGAAATAGCATCAGACTATGATTTTAGGATAGTAATAAAGGATAAATTTGCGACAGTTACATATAATGTGACTTTAGCAAGAGGAATACCGATTGTCTTTTTTGATAGAAGAAAAAGAAGTACAGGATTTAACTGCTTTCCAAAGAATGAAGAAACTGTTGAAATTGACGGGATAGACATAGGAACAATAAAACAAATCACAAAAGAACTAAAACTAACAGCTGATACATGGCAGGATACTGGCATTAGTGGAGCAGATCTAGAAGCGGGAACATACATATTACAACTTCAAATTAATGCTGGCGAAAATACAGGTTTATGGAATGAATTTGCAAGTGGCTTATTGACTTGGTATGCTAATAGAACTAATAGCACTAATTATGATGCAGATGAAATTCCGTTATCAAAAGCTGGGCACTCTAGAAATAAACATATAATTAAGTTGAGAACATTGAGAACTCCAAACTCTGGAAGCTTAAAATTACAAATTTGTGATTCAATTTCTTGGAATGGCAGTGCTAATGTTGTTTTTAGATTAAGAAGAATGATATAAAGAGGAATAGTATGGAAAATGTAACGATTGGACAAGTTGTTATAGCAATAGGAAGTTTGTCAACATTGGCAGGCTTCTTTTATGCAATATATAACTTTATAAAGAAAACTGTATTAGACAAAATAAGTGATAATACATATAGAATTGAAAAGCTAGAAAAAGAAACGGTAAATCTCAAAAGAGAGGTTGCCAATAGTAAAGAAGAAAGATTAATTCTGTTAAAGGCTCAATTAGCTTGTCTGAAAGGACTAAAAGAACAAGGCTGTGATGGTCCAGTAACTCAGGCAATTGGAGATATAGAAAATTATTTAATAAAGAAAACACATAATTAAAGGAGGGAAGATTATGGAAAAATTAAAGAAAATAGCAAAGTACACTACAAACATTTTAGCAATTATAAGTGCATTAGTGGCAGGAATTAATGCTGTAGATGGCATAACAATACCATATGCGATTCAAATAGTACAAATAATAGCTGTTATTCAAGGTGTTATTGGTACATATTTGCTAGGTCAAAAAGTTGTTACAAATAAGGAGGATAAATAGATGGAAATAATTGAAACTAACTTACAATTCAAAGATATGTCTACAAGAAAATCAACAGAAAGAATAATTCTTCACCATGCTGCAGCACAAAACTGCAGTGCAGAAGACATTCATAGATGGCACTTAAATAATGGCTGGAGTGGTGCTGGATATCACTTTTTAGTAAGAAAAGATGGAAAAGTATATAGACTTCGTCCAGAGGAAAAGGTTGGAGCACACGCATATGGAGCAAACTATAATTCATTAGGAATTTGCTTCGAAGGAGACTATATGCAAGAAGATATGACAGAAGCTCAAAAAGAAGCTGGAAAGGAATTAGTTGCATACTTAAAGAATAAGTACAAGATATCAACAGTGCAGGCTCATAGAGATGTATGTGCTACATCTTGCCCTGGAAACAAATTTCCATTCGATGAGATTGCAAATTTTGAGCCAAGTAATGAAATTATACCTCAACCACAAGAAAACGCTCCAAAAGGCAACGTGACAGGAATACAATCTACTCTAAATGATAGATACGGACTAAATATTGCTGTAGATAATATCTATGGAAACGAAACAAGAAGAGCACTTGTAAAAGCGCTACAAACAGAATTAAATAAACAATATCATAGAGATTTAGCAGTCGATGGAATATTTGGAGCTAATACTTACAATGCTTGTATAAATGTTCGAATAGGAGCAGAAGGTAATATTACATATTTAATTCAAGCAATGTTAGTATGTCATTCATTCGACATAGATGCAGATGGAATATTCGGACCTGCAACAGAAAGCGCAGTAAAAGAATTTCAATCAAGAAATGGATTATCTGTAGATGGAATAGTAGGAAAAAATACATTTAATAAGTTATTCAAATAGATTTTTCGGTAGGAGCAATCCTACCACTTTTTTTATGCAAATTTTCGCAATAGCGAAAGAATACACGAAATTTTAAACAACAAACTATATTCTTAAATAATTAAAATGCCTTAAACCCCATTCTCGTATGTCAATTTGAAAGTTACTTTATGTGAATTGTATTTTGAAAAATTATATGATATAATATATTTGATAATTTTATTGACTTTTTCAAAAAATATTTTTATAATAATTAAACAAGAATAATTCTTTATAAAATATGCATAATATTAAAGAGGTGATTGTATGAAAATAGAAAAAAATATGGAAAAAAATTATAATTATTATTTAAAAAACAAACAAGAGCTAAAAGAAAAATATAATAATAAATTTATAATTATAAAAAATGAAACGATATTTGGAGTATATGAAAATTTACAAAAAGCTATTCAAAGTGCTAAGAATTTAGAGGCAGGAACATATATAATACAGCATTGTACAGATAACGAAAATGTACAAACATTTCATACGAGAGTGAGATTTAATGCCTAATATATCAGTTTCAGCATTTACATGTAAAGCAAATGGAATAGCAAATATTTTAGTAAGTAAAGTAAAAGTTTCTGCAAATAAAGAATTATTTGATGATGCAAAAGAAAAGGAATTTGTGGGTATTTGGGACACTGGAGCAAGTAATACAGCAATTTCCAAGAAAGTTGCAAAAGAATGTGGATTAATTCCAACGGGAAAAGCAACTGTAAATACAGCAAATGGAGAAAGGACAGTAGATACTTATATTATAGATATATCATTACCTAACAATGTGAATATAAATGGAATCCAAGTAACAGAATTTACGGCTGTCGAAGGAGCGGATTTATTGATTGGAATGGATATAATGTCGCATGGAGACTTAGCAATATCTAATTATAAAGGAGAAACATCTTTTTCTTTTAGAATCCCTTCGACTGGATGCACAGATTATGTAGATGAAATCAATGCGAAAAAATTTAAAGGTATTGGGAGAAACGCTCCTTGTCCATGCGGAAGTGGAAGAAAATTTAAACAATGTTGTGGAAAATAAAAAATATAAGAAATAGTCTTTTATTTTTTACAAGTTTCGACAGACTTTGCATGAGAAAACTGTTATTATAGAAAAAAGGAGGACAAGCTTATGGAAAATGTAAAAAAGCTTGAACTAATGATAAAAAATAATAACAATTATGAGGAGATAATTGAGCAAAGCATAAAAATAGATGAATACATAAAAAAGATAGTCGAGAGAGCTGTATAGTTCTCTCGAAAATACTTGTAAGAAAAAATAAAAAGCTAGCGTTTCGCTAGCCTATATTCTCCTTTTGAGAATAAAACATGTATCCTAATAGGATTATATAACAATTTTCAGAATTAGTCAATTTCAAGTTTGTTTCTTATTGCTTCCTGTAAAAGTTGTGAAAAATTAATATTTTCTTTTTCAGCTAACGTAATTTTTAATAAATCTTAAGTATTTTATAAAGAATTGATTGAAAAATATAATGAAGTATTGTAGAACAAAAAAGTGGTCAAAAAGTGGTCAAAAATAAAACAAAAAGACTGAAAAGCATTGAGAATGGCTAGCTTTATAAAATGAAACTTTTTCCTTGGTAAGGCTGAGGTCACGGGTTCGATTCCCGTTGTTAGCTCCAGAAAATATAGAAAACTAGAATTTTTAGAGAATTCTAGTATTTTTTATAAAAAAACGGGAATTGAAAAGGAGGAACAGAAAATTGTCCAGTGGACAATTTTCCCGACGCGGGTAGATTCCCGTTGTTAGCTCCAGAATGAAAAAATTAGAGTTTTATATAACTTTAATTTTTTTTATTTTATCTAACATAAAAAAATATGCATATATTTTTAGTGTTCGCTTGTTTTTTATTAATATATATAGTATAGTAATTGATATAGGAAATGAGATAAGCAAGTGTGTTGCCACTTTACTTCATAGTATATACTATGGGAAAGTGAGGTGGTGTTTATGGGGATTATATTATTTTTAATATATGCATGGGGATTTTCCCTTACTATAAACGTAGCCTTATTAGCAATTATATACATAATTTTGTCAAATAAGGAATAAATAAAACAACACATCTTTGCTTTGGCCAGCAGATGTGTTGTTACAATAATATGTGGCAACCACGATTGTGGTTTTTCATTTCCTATATTTATTATATACATTAATTATCTGTTTGTCAATTTTTTGACAACGATTTTTGTTATAAATTTAATCTAGTTATATAAAAAATAAACCACCAGCAGAGTTGCTCTGAAATGAGCAACTCTACTGGTGGTTGTGGTACATGTGATAAGGCATGTACCATGAAATGAAATTATGCGATTACGATAACATCGCCGTCAAACGGCTTGTTGACCTCACCCAGATATTCGAAATCCTCGAACATCTTAAGGAGATAGAGAAACTTCATTTCGGTGTAACCATCAGGATCTTTTTTAGGAAGCTCCTGAGAATTTCCAAAAACTTTTTGAAGCAATTCATCGCCGATCTTGTTAGGCTTGATTTTGATCATGTCGTTCATCGATACTTTCATTAAAACTTCCTCCTTGTGATTGTTCGGAGGATTGTGCCTCCGAACTCTGTTTATATTCGAAGGCAACACATATCAAAATATGTTACTGGTAAAATTATACAATGTTTTACAGAAAAAGTCAAATATTTCCAACTGGAATTTTGAAAAAATAAATTTTTGTCTAAATTTGTATAAATAGTCTCAATAAAAAATTCCTCGAATACAATATATTAGGAGGATTTAATATGGAAAAGATTAAGACAATAGCAAAATATACAATAAATGTTTTGGCAATTATTAGTGCTCTAGTTACTGGAATTAATGCTGTAGAAGGAATAACAATACCATATGCGATTCAAATAGTACAAGTAATAGCTGTTGTTCAAGGTGTAATAAGTACGTATTTATTAGGACAGAAGGCTATTAGTAATAGGGAGAAGAAATAAATATGAATATAATTAATACAAATTTAAATTTTAAACAAATGGATACACGTAGTTCTACTCAAAGAATAATTTTACATCATGCTGCGGCCAAAAAGTGTTCTGCTGAGGACATTCATAGATGGCATTTAAACAATGGTTGGAGTGGAGCTGGATATCACTTTCTGGTAAGAAAAGACGGCACAATATATAGACTTCGTCCAGAGGATAAGGTTGGAGCACATGCATATGGTGCAAATTATGATTCATTGGGAATTTGCTTTGAAGGAGATTATAAAGAAGAAATAATGCAAGAGGAGGAGATTAAGGCTGGAAGAGAACTTGTAAATTTTTTAAAAAATAAATATGGAATAAACACAGTACAAGTTCATAAAAATGTAAATGCAACAAATTGCCCGGGTGACAATTTTCCATTTGATCAAATAGCAAATTCAAATGAAAAAGAAGTATCAAAGCCAAGCCAAGAAAAGGGAAAAATAGCTACAATACAAACCTCTTTAAATGAAAAATATGGCTTAAATATTTCAGTAGATAATATTTATGGAAATGAGACAAAGAAGGCATTGGTGAAGGGATTACAAACAGAATTAAATAAACAGTTTGGAAGTAAACTAGCAGTCGATGGAATATTTGGAACTAACACTTACAATGCCTGCATAAATGTTCGAAGAGGTGCAGAAGGAAACATCACATGGTTAATTCAATCAATGCTTATTTGCAAATTATTTAACATTAATGCAGACGGAATATTCGGACCCGCAACAGAAAGTGCGGTACGAGAATTTCAAAAAAGAAATGGATTATCACAAGATGGAATAGTTGGAAAGAATACGTTTAATAAATTATTCAAATAATAGTGAAAAATATATTTAAAATTCTATTTGGGGTTCCAATATGGAACCTTAAATAAATTAATTGCCAAAAGTAATAATTTGTGTTATATTATAATAGCTATAAGAAAAAGAAAGGTCGAAGATATAATGAAAATAGGAATTGTAGGACTTCCAAATGTA